TAAATAGATCTTCAATATATTTAGCATTATTATTTATATCGTATTCCCAAAACCGAACCACGTACCATTTTTTATTGGTATTTTTAATTCCTTCAGTGATAACTTTTTCTTTAATACTATCTTCAAGTCGTTTCATTTTGCGTATATCTTTATTATCACACATTCTTTTTGATTTGTGCCAATAATCTCCATCGCACTCAACCACAAAAACAAAATCATCAAAAGATACTATAAAATCAAACTGTCTATTAGAACAAAACCACGAATGTTGATATCTCAAATTTAACTTCTTAAATATTTCTTCCATTCTAACTTCAATTGATGTCTGTTTGAAGAATCGCGTATTTCGTTTTAAGCTATCCATTAGACTATTCGACCCATCTTCTTTATCATAATGTCTAATATATTCTTCTCCTTTCATACCTTTATTCCATGATTCTTTAGAAATTAATTCTGAATTGTTTAATCTCCATTTACTGATTTTCTTATTTCTTTTTTCAATTGAGATTGAATTAGCTTCTTCTAGATAATACTCCTTTAATGTTGCAGATGTTACCTTATTACCACATTCTACAGAACACGTCTTCCACTTACTCATATACTCTTTACCGCAAACGGGACAGATAGAATAATAATGTTCATACTTATAAATAAACGACCTAATTTCATTTAACTCTTTTGCATTTATAGTAGTTAATCTCAAATGTCGCAATGTGTTAATACTCCAATTTATTGGTTTACCTGAGATTACACTATTATCATATCCACCAAAATAATCTTTTATAAATTTTATTTTATCTATCATTACCGAAGGATGTACTTTTGCATGTGATGTGGAACCATTCACGGTAACTACTTTTCCACATTCAGCACAAGAAAACTTTAGCTTACCTATGTGTTTAGTATTTTCATAGTTTTCTTGTACTGTCATTGCATCTTTATATTTCAAATATTTATCTTTCAAATTCATTATATCTCCGTTTATTATAAATATGTGGAGTACAAAGTTTTTAGGTAACTATTTGATTTTTTATTCCTGGTCGTCTGTTTCAATTATACACAATACCTCATTATCAGGGTCTACATCACATATCTTCTTAAGATATATTTCACTTGTTGTTAGGTTTTTAACTTCAAACTCGTGGTCAGCAGTTGTTTGTATTACTTCACCATCTTCTGTTTCAATTTCAAAAATTGGTTCTGGTTCTCTGATAATCGGATTATAAATATCCTTTTTAGAACCGTCTTTAACAATAGCATATAATTGCTCATTATTACCAACTCTATCAATTATCTCTACAATGTTCATCCAACCATGACTAGTCAGTACTTCAGTAGTATCAGAAAAACAGCTTAGGGTCACCATCTGTGCACCTTTTCTTATCTTGCCTTTTGCTTTAGAGTTAGATGATTTCTTACCTGAACCTGCTGTTATAACACTTGATTGAGTATCCCACATATCCAACATCCTGACAGCACCTGGCGAGTCATTTCCTATTCCTTCAATATATCCACCACAAGGTCTTAAGGCGTCAACACAAAAACCATAGCCACCTTCAGATTTCAAAATTAAAGCCTGTCGACGTAGAGCATCCATTATTCCTTCCATGGAATCTTGATTTGCACCTTTTAGCCCATCAACAAAGCAATTAATGAATGTTGTTCCTTTTATTGGAACACCAGCATTTGATGTAATCCTTCCACCTGGAACAAACTGAAAACCTGTCATGATTTCATAAAATTTAGTCGTCCAATATTCAGGGTCTTTTTCTATTGATGCAATTGTTTCGGCAACTCTCATGAACCGATCATCTATTGTTTCATCTCCATATTTATATGTCAGCCGAAACACTTCTTCGCTTAATTCATTTGTAAATGTTGTTTTTCCTGTATTATCAGATACCATCTAGTCTTCCTCCGTACTTTCTTCTTGGTTTGGCTGTTTAAGCTCTTTAAATTTACTTGCTAAATATTTTCTGGCATATTCATTACCATTATCCATCATTTTTTGTGTTGCTTTTCCATCTACTGTTGCGCTTTCAAATATTTCAATATGTCCTGTTGCTAGATTAATTTTACTCGGGAAAGTAATCCCATCTGGACCAAATCTATTTTTAATTACATGCCATCTACCTGTTCCCGCTATCTTATCTTCTACTTTACGCGATACAGATACAATAAAGTCCGCTTTCATAATCTTGATATATGAATCAGCAACATCGTGTCCTTGTATAATTTCTGATTCAGCTGCTGAATTATGAGTGTATATATCATTTGCAAAAAACATATGAGTATCCTCAACGGTAATATCTATTGTATCACCTTCACCGATTAATTCTATTGATTCAATTTCATCTAAAATGAAATCTGTTGATTTTAAATTATGTCTTTTCATATTAGTCTTTTAAAAATTCTAAACATTTTTGTATAACATCATTTTTATTTTTTTTGTAATCTGATTCATTTATTCTTAATATTTTATATTTTTTACCTATCAATATTGAATCTTTAATTTTATCATTTTCTATTGTATCAGGGAAACTATGCCAGTAATCTCCGTCAAATTCAATTATTTTATCACCACATTTAAAATCTGGTTTAATTGCTTTAATATTCTGAAAATTTACATATATAATTTCTTCATTGTTTAATTCTGCAAATTTACATATTTTTTTCAAATTACATGAAATATTATTGTATAATTTCCAAAATAATTGCTGTGAAATTTTGCTATAAGACCCTATACCACTCCGTTGTTTTATTAATCGCTCAATATAATTTTGATATTTTGTTCTTCCTATTGTTCCACCAAATGTGTCAATATAATATTGTTCGGAAAATCTGTATTTTTGTGTTTCATTTCTGTTTGCCCATAAATTATATCCTTTTTCAACACCGTGCTTTAATTGGTATTCATATAATGTTCTGCCATTTTTATAAACATAACCTTTTTCTCGTTTTAGTCGTTGTGTTTCTGTTTTTTTCGATACTCGTTCTGCCCATTTAATTGTACCTATCTCATGTCCATATTTTTCAATACATTTTGCCAGCCCCCAAGATGCCTTCTTAGCACATAAGTCGTGCCATTCATCGGTGGTGTGGTTTAATAAAAATTTTTCTTTGGTAATTGAACTTTTTTTATTTTTTTCATTGAATAATTTTATGCCAATTTCTTCACCATACCGGACAATATAACTATCTAAGCTTGATGAGTCTTTTCCAAATTTAACAGATTCATTCATTCTTTCAACCCAATTACCAGGAACATCATACTTAATTAGATTGCATATCATTTCAATTTTATTACCTACAATATGAGGTGAAAATGTTGTTAATACATCCAATAAATTTAATTTATTTTCAATTGATATATTATCAATACTTAAACCGTTTTTTATTAATGCCTTTCTATTAAAAAATTGTGCAATTTTATCCATTGTTAAACCTCATTTACATATAAATATGGACAGGTACACAAAATCACATTTTTTCCTTATTTTTTTTAATTAACAATTTATCTCCAATTGATAACCCACTCATAATTGATTTTTGTTTACCATATGGCAATGGAAATTCATGTCTAGATGAACATATTATTTCTTTGCCGCTTTTCAACCTAATGCGATATACAGGCTGCTTTTCAATTGGGTATATATTAGTAACCTTTTTATATCCATCTGCGGTTAGTATATTATCGCCTACAGATAAGTCGATAATTTTAATGTCACCTTTCTCATCATGATTAACAATAGTATCAATTGAAAGGCAGCGATTTGCTTGACTTGCAGACCAAATTGGAATTCCTAATTCACCAGCAACCCCTTTTAGCATACTGTAAATATCACCTGACACTTGATCGGCTCTATCTCGTTTACCAAGAATTACTGGCTTCAAACAATCTGCATAGTCCAATACAACGACATCAGGTTTCATGCCCCTCAAAATATATTTTTCTAAGTGGGCACGTATTCCGTTAACTGTGATAGAATATTCAGGAAAAAAGTTTATAAACAATTGTCCAGATTCTATGTATTTTAATCTTTCTTCAACTTCTTCAATGTGAAATTTTAAATTTTGAAAAGGAATTCCTGAAAGCAAGGCGTCAAATCGTCGTCCTGTATATTCCTCATCTAATTCCAACGTATAATAAACAACGTTCAAGCCTTTCTGTAATGCGTTTGCTGCGATGGATTGTAGTGTCCATGATTTACCAGCACCGGGACCACCAATTATAATCCCAAGTTCGCCACGAGATAATCCACCATCCATTATTTCGTTAATGATTGGCCATCGAGTTGGAACACAGACGCGTGCTGCTGCTTCGTATCTACTTCTAATATCTATCAAGTAATTATGCCCAATTCTTTGCTCTGCACCTGCGCGCATTGCATCGTCAATTTTTGCTTTAATTGCATCATAATCACCGGCGTTTAACAATTCAACAGAATCTAATATAGCGCCTTTCAATTTTTGGTTTTTACAGAATTTTAAGGTTTCTTCTTTGACAAATGGAAGGTCTGATGCCTCTAAGTTTCTCCATATATCTTTCAGATGTTCTATCATTGCTGTTTTCAGCACATCTGATTCAATTGATGTAAATTTTACCTTGAGTACTTCTAGAGTTGGAATTTGTCTGTAGTTTTCAAAATAATCTTTAATGATTTTGATTATTTCTTGATTGGCTTCTGACTCGAAGAAATCTACATCTAATAATTCTAGAATTTGTTGTAGAAAACCTTGGTCGCTTAGAAGCGACGCTATTAATTTTATTTGGAATGAATATCCGTATTCTGCTAATCTATCTACCATAATAATTTTTTATTCAATTATGGTCGAGTTGGATATGATTCAATTGCAAATCCATCGACCTTTGAAAAATGTGTTTGTAACCATACATCAGGCGTTTTGAACGCTGAATTTATAGCATCATGAACGAGCATAGATATGAATTTATGTTTAACCAATCGATTGATTGGAAGGTCAATTGTGTTTAGAATTTTTTCCTTCGTTGTGGCTGGAAGATCAACATTTGATAATTGCATCAAATTATAATTTAATTCTAGCAATTGCTTATTATCGGCCAAAACACCATAAATTTTATTCTCGTCTTTTTTTGCTGTCACATAATTAAATATGTCATCTAGACAAATTTCAGTGTTGTT